CTTCGGATACACAACCGCCATGCTGGCTGGCACCGAGGCGTTCGCTACGCTGGCGCGCAGTGGGATGACGTTGAAGGCATCCTTACCCAGGAGGATCAGCGGGTACACGTCGGCAGCGGTGCCGGTGGTGGAGAGCATACTGCCGGCAACACCACCTGCGTCGGCATAGGCCGCGAATACAGTGGAGCTGACGAAGCGAACGTCTTCAACCTGACCGATTTCACCCTCGAAGGCTTTGCCCTGAGCGTACTGCGCTACGTTCACGAAGCCCGCGATGTTGCGGATGTCATTCTCCACGTTCGGGTGAACGAGGCAAACGTAGGCCGCTTCGATGTTGCGGGTGTCGTAGTTCGGGGTGCTGGACAGAACCGAGGTGATCTTGCCGATGTTCTGGTTCTTCAACGCACGGGTCATGCGGCGCAGCATGGTCAGGCTCACCGGGGTGTTCACGGCGTTACGGGCGGAGCCGTTCGCGTAGAACTTGATGGTGCTGGCCTTGAGCATGTTGAACAGCAGGGTTTCCTTGGTGTGAGCAGCCTGCTCGCCAAGGATGTCCGAGAACTCACGGATGACAGGTGGAACGTCCGGGTGGGTGTCCATGAAGAAATCGGTGAAGCCGGTCCAGTCGCCGTACTGGGCGATGTCAACAGACACGTCCTTGTACGCCATCTTGATGCCGGTCTTGGTTTCGCCTTCAACCAGCGGGGTCAGCGCCAGTGGGAGGTTATAACCGCCAGCCTCGCCCGAGTAGCCACCAGTACCGCCGACCAAGAAGTAGCGACGCATCTTGATGGTCTTGGTTTCGTTCTTTGGCAGCGGGGTGCTGCGGCCGAACTTCTCAATGGTGAGCAGTGGCAGGGCACGCTTCAGGAACTCTTTAACGGCGAAGTTCGCCTGGCGGGGAGTCAAGTCGCCGTAGGTATTTCCGGTGTAGGCCATGATGTGTTACCTCGTCATTTGTCGAACAAGTTGTCGGTTAGCCAAACGCTTCCATGAACGCTGCTTCTGCGTCGTTCGGGTCGCGTGTCGTTTTGGCGACACCGCGTTTCGCTGCGGGCGGAGCCAGTGTCGCAGCCAATGCTGCGGGTGCTACCGGCGTCTGCTTCGGCGTTGCTTGCACGGCTGACGAGGCTGGATGTGCTGGTGCGGCACCCGTCGAACCTACTGCTTGCTTGTACATGGAGATCAACTCCACTACATCAGTAGCCGAACCCGCGTTGTAAATCTCCATCAGACGCGGTTGGTAAATCTTCGGCTGCTTCTCAATCCAACCGGGGATCGCCGCTGCTGCCTCTCGGAAGTCAGGGTGAGCCTGTTGGATCGTGCCGTAGTACAGCGCTTCCTGCGATTGAGCAGCGTACTGCTGAATCGGCACCATCTGCTGCTGTACTTGGCCGAGAATCTGTTTCTGCTGGTTGGCCAGGGCTGCCTGTACATGCGCTTGGATCAGCGCTGTTACGGGGGCTGCTACATCCGACCACTCCGACTTGAACAACTCCAAGTCTTTTTTCTGTGTGTCGTCGAGGTAGTCCTCGTATGTGGCGTCTCGCTCCGGCTCTACCGGGGCGGCTGCCTTCTGTTGTTCCTGCTGCGCCCGCTGCGCTTGAATCTGCGCTTCTGCAATCGCGGCTGCCAGCTGCTTGGTGTCCATCGGTGCTGCGGGCTGTGGCGCTTCTACCACCGGCTCCGGCGCTACGTCGAGTTCACCTTCTGCTACGACCTCGGGTGTCTCTACCTCTGGCTCGCCTTCAACCACTACCTCGGGTTCATCTACCAAGGCGGATTCGACCGGGTCTTGGGTAAGCTCGGGTTGTAGCGCCTCGGGTTCGTCACCCACACCTAGCGCGAAGGCTGCCTCAAAATCAGATTGGTCGCTCATAATAGCTATCTACCTTGCGTCTGTTTGTTTGTCAAGTTCTATGAGTTGGCTTTTGCATCCAATCTCAAGTCGCGTAGCGCGTCCCTGCACGCCATAACCCGGCCTTGCTCCCGACGCAGGCTGGTGATGTCGTCCACCACCCCTGCGGCTATTTGTGCCCGGTGCATCTTCTCCGCCACGTACTCAGCCAGCAGCTTCTTGATCTGTGGGTCGCTGTCCAGCGCCCTGACCAGGCTGGCCGTTAGTGCCTGCAAGGCGTCTGAGTTCATCGAGGTCTGCTCCTTTTTCGATTGCTTCCAGCATGGCGCGGAATGTAGCCGCGTCGCCGGTGTCGAGGTTCTTCTGCGCTTGGGCCATGTCTTTGAGCGAGTCGGTCTGCTTGTTGCGCAGATCAGCCTCGAACATCTGGTCGTTCTGCTGCTGCACGCGCTGGGCCTGTTCGGCGGCTGCGTCTCTACGGCGTTGAACTTCCTCTGGCGGAGCCATCAGGCGGTCAATCGGCAGGTCGTTCACCTGCATACGCTCTTTCAGCAGCTCTTCTTCGTTGACGAATACGCGGTCTTCTGGCGACAGGGTGGCCGCGAAGCGGTCCAGCGCTACAGCCCGGACCTCTTTCGCCATCAGACTGCTGGCCCCTTTCGGGATCGGGCGCAGGTCGCCGTTCAGTTCGTCCCGGCGCTCGTGGTAGATCAGGTTCCACTGGATCAGGGAGTGGATCACCGACTTGGTGAACCGGTCGAAGTTGCGCACAATGTCTTTGAACGGCAGGGCGGAGCTGGCCAGTGCCATGCTCATGTTGCCCTGGGTGCGCAGCGCCTCGCTCGGTGCGTTCTCGAAGTCGCCGCCCGTCATCGGGCCTACGAACGTCTCCGCGTCAGCGAACTCTTTCATCAACTGGATGGCACCCGTCAGCTCGGCCATGTGGCTGTCGAAGCTGATGCTCTGCACCGCCCGTGCGCCGTTGGGGTTCGGGTTGTCCTTGATGTAGACGTTGAACGGGGCGACCACGTAGTTGTTGGAGCTGGCCTTGAGCTGGTCGAGGTCAACCTCTACGTTGGGGCCACACACCGTCGCGGCGTTGTCCACCAGCATACGGGTGAACGAGGACACGCCCATCTGGCTGTCACGCATGATGTGCGGCAGGCCGGAGCCAGTGAGGTTCACCTCGTCACGCTCGAAGACGAACTGGTGGTACATGGCCACGCCTTCGGGGTACGGGTTCTGCGCGACCTTGACCACCACGTCGTCGATCATCCACACACAGGCCCAGATGTCCTTGCCTAGGTCACGGTCGCTGACCTCGATACCTGCAGCGCGCAGGTCGTGGCCCGACACGGTGCCCCAGAACTCGATCAACTCGAACTTGTTGTCCTCACCCGGCTGCGTCTCTTGCTTGTCGTCGGAGATGCTGTCGAGTGTCGTCTCGTAGCTGCGCTTGCGGTAGTTGCCGCGTGGCTTGTCGCGCAGGTACTGCTCGATAGCCTTGGTCATGTAGTCGTCGCGCTTGGCCAGCTCGCTGAACGTGTGGCGCGAGTAGATGTGGCGCTGAAATTCACCGTCTTGCTGCTGGAACGTCTTGGCCGAGAAGTCCGGGTAGTACTCCCAGATCGGGGTGAACTCCCAGTATGGGCGGTAGATTGTCTGCTCCACCACCTGCGGCATACCCGAGTCTTCGTCGACCAGAATCTGCGAGCCGGTGTGGGATACGGTCATTGGGCCTTTGAGTACACCGCAGCCGTACAGCGCACCGGAGAAGATCACGTCGCGTACCAGCTCCTGATACTCGATGCTGTTGACCTGCCCTGCGTCCTGCAGCTGGTCGTTGATAACCTGCTGCATCCGCTTGGCGATGTCATCCGCCGCGAGGCGCACGATCCTGTCCATGTCCGCTTGGGTGGTCTGCCCTTCGGGGTTCTCGATCATCCAGTTTAGCAGCACCTCGGCCAGCTTGTCGCCGGGGAGGATAGGCTGCGGACTGGCTTCGATACCCCAGTTGCTCTCGCCTGCGGGGAACAGCATCGCGTGCAGGCGCGCCACAATACTCAACACCTTGACACGGGTGATGCGTGGGTAGGCGCGGGACTGCTCGGGCTTTAGCGTGGCGAGAATCTTCGGGTCGTACTCACCGACGTACTGGCGCACGTTCTTTAGCCACTGCTCTTCGACCGTACTACGGGCCTTTTCATAAGCGGCAAACCGGGAACGCAGGGTTGTGCCGAGTCTGCTCAGTCGGTCTGTGTCGATGTTCAGCTCGTCGGCCATGATGCAACCCTAGTAGGCGTAGTTATTGCGCAATGGTACAGCGTGCGCCTCGTGTTTCCTAGCCCTGGCGTCACGCACCCCTTGCTCGGACACCCCTTGGCACCCGTACTGTATGCTGTCTGCTAAATGCGAGTGATTATTCTTCTCGGGTGTAGGTGCCGTTACACCACGCGTGTTGATCGCAAACCGATACCCGGACGCGAAACCTGCGATGGTGTTCTTGCACTGGGGGTCGATCAACAACGCAGGGCCGGCTTCGGTCAGCAGTGTGAGGAACCCATCCACCGCCCCAAGACGCGACGCAAGGTCGTTACTGCCCACAGGCTTGACCTTGACGCCCAGCTCCACCTCAAGCACGTTGGCCACGGTTCGCTCGTCTGTCTGCGCCCGCTGCTTGGTGGCCGGGTCTGCGTAGACGATGATCTGCGCGTCAGGGAACCGGCGCGACAGCAGCGGTTTGATCTTCTCTTTGCAGAACCGCTTGGCACCCATGTTCTCAGACACCAGCTCGTCGAGGATCAGCAGCCTGCCGAACGAGTCCTGCTGCATGAACGACGCAGCCGGCGTCAACCCGGCGTCGAACCCGATCACCAGGGGTAGGTGTGGGTTGTACTTGAGCGACTGCTTGGCGACGTGCAGGTCGCGGTTGAACGCTTTGTACACGGGTTTGCCTCGCTGGCTGTAGCCCCACTGGACTTCGATGAACTGCCGCACCCAGTCTTGCGTCTTACCGACCGCCAACTTGATGTAATACTCGTTGCTGTCGGCGCGGTACGGCGGCAGGTTCTCCAGGTTCTCTGCACCTGGGTCAAACCCGGAAGGCTGCTCGAAGAAGTTCATAACCTCTGTCTGAGCTGCCACACCGCCGTCTTCCTCTGGCCACTCTTCGTACAGCCAGTCGTACCACCACGAGTCCTGCGTACCTGGGTTGGACACGCCCCATACACCCTTCCACGAGTTGCCGCCTAGCTTCTTGTCGGGGTATCGGCCTGTACGGGACTCCACGGCGTCGACGATCTCTCGTGGGATTTCGACGAACTCGTCGATCATCGCGCCTGTCAGTTCGAGGGATAGTACGTTGGATACGTCCGCTGGGCTTTCCAGTGGACGGAACAACACCTCGCAGTGTACGTCCCCGAACCTGAACGTGAACGTCTTCTGGGTGGCCTGCCACTCACCTGCAACCCCCGGTGGGAACCACGAAAAGAACGATTTTAGCGTGGTGTCGAAGAGCTGTCGGTTGGTAGACCGCACAACAACGAACCGCGTATACCGAATGTTGTCCTTCGGACTCGGCTGCTGGCGCTTCGCGTGATACAGTATTTTGAATAGGCTAGCCGTGGTCTTCGAACTACCTACCGGGCCGACACCGAACGTATATTTCTTCTCGCTCTGTATGAACGCGGCCATCGTCGGTGTGGGTGTGTAGTTCACGTCGCTCATACGTCAGTGACCTCACCCTCGAACGTGGTCCCCGGTCGCTTACCGTCGAAGTTGATATTGATCGAGAACCCCCCGGTGCCGTCCGGTGCCGCGCCGCTCTTGTCGAAGCCCGCCCAGCGCACGGTGTCGCCAATCAGCTTGGCCCGAACGCGATCGTCTACGTCGTGGTTCATGGCCATCTTGAACGATTCGTCCAGCAGTACTTCGGCTTGGAGTTTCGCCTTGAGGGTGAACGTCGCGCCGTCTTTCTCAAGCTCTTTCTTGAGCGCGGCCACTTTGCCCATGAACCCTACGTCACGGATGATCCGCTCGTAGTGGTGATCGAGGATGGAGTATTCCTCCATGATCGCCTCTTTGCTGGCCCCCAGGCAGTAGTCGATGACCAGCCGTGGGTCCCACTCGGGGCGTGACGCGGCCCCTACCGGTGAGGTGGGTATCCACGGGGGTATCGAGCGCACGACCTCAAGGGGGTCAGCGCCATCGAAAACGGGGGTTACGGCGGTTGAAGACTCGTCTTCTTCGGCCCAAGCAAAAGGATCGTTCATGGCGGTGAGTGTATCGTCCTGTGGTTATGATCCAAAATCATGCTGCCACCCATAGCCGGGCTTGTTCTGCGCCTGCGAGGGCTAGCGCCTCAGTGAGTTCTGCGGCGGTGGCTTGGATGACGGTGTTGTCGGCCAGCACCCAATTCACGGTTGCGTCAGGGCCAGACGCTTGCAGGGCTAGCACTGCGCGCGCCATGCGGCCTTGGCTGGTTTCGTCACCATCAAACACGTTGCCGGCTTGCGTGGTTACGGTGATGCTGGCGACGGCTGCGGCGCGTGAGGTCTTGTATGCTTCGCGTGCGCTATCGTGAACGCTAAAATCGGCTCCCGATGCACGGCGCTGTAGTTCGATTGCGGCCCACTGCTCGTGTGGTACGGCTGGGGTTTCTGTTTCGATCATTGCATCTCTCCTATCTAGACAGCGCGAAAGCGGGGGCGAAAGCCGATGTTGCTGCTCGCAGTCGTGCGCGCGCTGCTGAGGGACAGCGCACCCAGGCCGGCATCGGACGTGCTGAGCCAAGCGCCGCCACGGCGCGGCAAGCGCTCAGCCGTCAGATCGGTGTATAGGTAGCCGACCGGGGCGAGCGATGAGTTGGCGGGCGCTATCAGCGACTGCTTGACCAAATTGCTGGCACCGACGTTGCTCACTGTCGACCACGCGCGGTTGGTAGGCATATCGAAACCACTGTCGACAAAGCCGCTCTCGGTGAGTACGCCGTTATCAGGGGCCAGCCACACGCGCCCTGCCTGCATGCGCATGCCGGTCACCCACTCCCACACGTTGCCGACCAGGTCATGGATGCCAGACGCCTGGCCATCGTGCGCCCAGCTGTTAGGGCCAGACCCGGCCAGGGTGCGGCCGGTGCCGGTGGCAGTGCCAGGCGCGGTCGAGTCAACCCGACGCGCCGTCTCGATGCGGTTGGCGTGGTGCAAACCCCAGTTAGTGTTGCCGCGTGGCTGGTAGCCGTTAGCCATGCACCACAGCGAGATGGCTGCCCAGTCGAGGTTGCTCATCACGTCCCAGCCTGCGCCATTGGCCTGAGCCAGGGCGCGCGCGGC